TGTGCGATGCAATGGATTACACGCCGGCAGGGCTGGTCGATATGGTGATTTGTTGCGAGGCATTCGAGCACGCACCGAACTGGGGCGAGATCCTGACACACGCGGCGAGCTGGCTGAAGCTTGGCGGGCGGATGCTGATTACGTGCGGCGGTCCCGGCAGAGATCCGCACTCAGCATTCGACGGTGGGGCATTGCAGGTCGATGAGCATTACGGCAACATCAGTCAGGACCAGCTTGCAGAGGAGCTTCATTACGCAGGATTTGTGCAGATCGAAGTCAGCGGCAATGAACACTGGCGAGACACTTACGCGGTGGCAGTGAAATCATCAATGCAACTCGCCAGCGGATAAAAAGCGAGGAGTTGCAGCACAGCACTGGGAGAGGACTGCGAGCTACCTGCAGTCCTCGCTGTGTTTAATCACCCTGCCGCAAGCCGTTCGGCCGTCATGCTGATCAGAAGGCCCAATAAAAACACGGGCAAAACGAAATCTTTCCCACAATCTTGCAAAATGATATCACCACGCATTGACGCCAATTCCGATAGTGATATCATGCCTGCATCGAGACGCAGTGTGTGACTCGGACGCAAAACCAAAGTGAGGCCGCAAGCCTCGGGGAGAATTGAAATGGCGACACAATACTACACCGTTGCAGTTGAAACGGGATCTTGCTGCATTGATGACCGATCAGTCATGGAGCAGCGTTGCACATGCGGACACAAGCACAAGAGTCGCGATGCTGCTGAAAAGTGCATGGAAAAGCTGACTAAGCGGGACAAGAACGGCAACTGCTCTGCGCAGTGGTACAACAGCAAGATACACGATCAAGATCAGCGACGGGCGTAGGCTTACGCTAATTCCCTCGCCAGTCCGGTGCGGCCATAAGCAAGCTGCACCGGCCTCGGCTGGTTCAATCCGGACTGGCGACTTTTCAAGACTGACCGCAAATGCCAACACTCGCAACAATCCGCAATCTGCAAGCCCGCATCATTTACGCCGAGCACGACGGCAACCACGCCGAAGTCTTGCGGCTTAAGAAGGAACTGGAGAACGTGAAGTGACAAAGAAAGTTAAAGGCAATCCTCAACTGCTGCTGCGTGTTCCGCCGGAACTGCAAAAGCCATTGGCGGATGAGTCAGCAAAGACCGGCGAGACGAGGCAGGGTGTGCTGTGGAGGATCGCGGCAAAGTATTTTAAGGGGCGGAAAGCGTGAGTGCTGTAACTGATTACGGTCGATTTGTTGAAAAGAAATCGCAGCAAGGAACTGGAAGTGGTTTCAGTCCGCTATTCATGCCCGAAACTGCGTTTGATTTTCAGCGGTCGCTGATTGAATGGTCCGTGCGAATGGGCCGCGCTGCGATCTTTGCTGACTGCGGTCTTGGTAAAACCTTAATGCAGCTTGCATGGGCACAGAATGTTTACCAGCACACAAACAAGCCTGTCTTGATTTGCACTCCGCTTGCTGTCGCTGGGCAGACATGCAAAGAAGCTGAGAAGTTTGGAATAGAAGCTCGGCAATCTAAGGACGGTCAGCACAGCGGCGGGATTGTTGTCACGAATTACGAGCGACTGCAGCACTTTGACGAAACGCAATTCGCTGGCGTCGTGTGCGACGAAAGTTCGATCCTGAAGTCAGTGACAGGGGCACGGCGAAAGCGGATCACGCGGTTCATGTCAAAGATGAACTACCGTCTTCTCTGCACCGCAACAGCCGCCCCAAATGATTACGTTGAACTTGGAACATCATCGGAAGCACTTGGAGAACTCAGCCACAGTGACATGCTGCGTCGATTTTTCAAGATGCTGGATGACAAGGGGCAGAAGACCGAAGTTCGCAATCAGGAGCAGGCAGAGAGGCTTATTGAAGCGGACCCTAGCTACTATCAAAAACTGGCCTACCGCGTTGCCCAAACAATTGGTCAATGGCGTCTCAAGCATCATGCCGTCACGCATTTTTGGAAGTGGGTCGCATCGTGGGCAAGAGCCTGCAAAAAGCCTTCTGACCTAGGGTTTAGCGACGCAAAGTACAAACTGCCGAAGCTGATTGAAACGGATCACGTCATCAAGCCAGACAAGCCACCGAAGGGCCATCTGTTCAACATGCCAGCGTTCGGCATGGGCGAGGAGCGGGAAGAACGAAGACGCACTCTTGATCAGCGTTGCGGGTTCGTCGCGGATCTTGTGAATCACAACCGCGCGGCTGTCGTGTGGTGCCATTTGGATGACGAAGGAGACATGCTGGAAAAGGTTATTCCCGGAGCGGTTCAAATATCAGGCCGCGATTCTGACGACCGCAAATGCGAAATATACGAAGCGTTCGCAAGCGGGCAAATCAAGAAGCTCGTTATCAAACCGAAGATTGGGGCATGGGGGCTAAACTGGCAGCACTGCAATCACGTTGTGAGTTTCCCATCACATTCCTACGAGCAGTATTACCAGAGCATTCGCCGGTGTTATCGGTTTGGCCAAAAGAAGAACGTGACCGTTGATGTCGTCGCTACTGAAGGCGAGATCAGAGTGCTTGGCAACATGCGAGCAAAGGCCAAGCGAGCGGATGCAATGTTTGAAGCGTTAGTGCAAGAAATGAATTCCGCCGTGCGAATTCAGCGAGTCAATAACTACGTAAACAAAGTGGAGGCCCCGCAGTGGCTGTGATAGATTCAGTGATAAACGATCGGTACGCCATTTACAACGGCGACTGCATCGAGGTAATGTCTGAGTTGCCATCCGAGTCAGTTGACCTGACGGTGTATTCCCCGCCGTTCGCTGGCTTGTATCAGTATTCTAGTGATGACAGGGACATGAGCAATTGCCTCGATGCTGACGAATTCTTCGAGCATTACGGATTCTGCATCGACCAAATTGCAAGGCTCACAAAGCCTGGCCGCATTTCGGCTGTGCATTGCATGGACATTCCGCTAAGTAATTCGGGCTGTGATGCGATGTTTGATTTGCCCGGCAGAATCATTGCGGAGCATGAACTACGGGGGTTTAGTTATGCAGGGCGGCGTGTGATTTGGAAAGAGCCATTGATGGTTCGCAATCGCACAATGATGAAAAGCCTTCATCATAAAACGCTGTGCGAGGATTCAACCCGATGCTCAATTGCTAATGCGGATTACCTGCTGATGTTTCGCAGAAAGGGCGAAAACGCTGTTCCAGTGAATCACGATGTCGGCTTAATGTCATACGCTGGCGAGAATCAGCCACCAGCGGAACTGAGCAAGTATCGCGGGTTCGTGGGTGATCAAAAAAAGAATGCTTACTCGCAGTACATCTGGCGGCAGTATGCGTCTTCAGTCTGGATGGACATTCGAATCGACCGCGTTTTGAAGTTTCGAGAAGCCAAAGACGGAGAAGACGAAAAACACGTTCATCCGTTGCAGTTGGATGTAATTGAACGAGCGGTGGTGATGTGGTCGAATCCGGGTGAAATCGTCCTGACCCCATTCATGGGCGTAGGGTCTGAGGTGTACGGGGCGGCAATCAATGGCAGAAGGGCAATTGGTGCCGAACTGAAGCCAAGCTATTTTAATCAGGCGGCATTAAATCTTGAGGCCACGGAAGAGGTCGTGGCAGTTGCTTCGCCTCGATTGTTCGAGATGGAAGAGGAACTTGAGGAGGTCGCAACATGACGCAACTTACCCTCTTTGACACCCCCGCAAACATTAGCCGCAAATCAGACCCAATAACCAGCCAGAAGTCAGCCGTCGAAACAGAGCTGCGAATTAACACGTTACAGGGGTTCGTCCTGCAGGCAATCAAGAACGCATCAAAACCAATTACGGCTAATGAAGCGGCGCACGAAGCGGCTAAGCAATACGTCGCGAACATTGAAACGTTTCGCAAGCGCGTGCGTGAACTGGTCCGGATGGATCTCGTAAAAGAATGCGAGGATCGCAAGTGCAAAGTTACTGGCAAGTCAGCGATGACATTTCGAGCAAAGGAGCAGGCATGACAGCAAACGTCGGCAGACCACAAAAAAGAACACCACCGATCCCTCCAGCAGGGTCGCGGCTGACCGTAATCCGTTACATGTTTACAGTCTCCCAGTGGGACAATGCAGGCGGCTATCAGGTTTGGCGGTGCCGTTGTTCATGCGGAGAAATTGTTGACACCCATCGTTCACGCATTCAAAGCGGCGGGACAAAATCGTGCGGATGCTTGCGTCGTGAGATGGCTCGGGAGCGAATCAAAAAGGCTCAGGACGCTCATGTTGAGGCGGCAAAACAAAGGAGGCTGGCAAATGCTCAATAGCTGTCTGGCGTTTTTCGTGATCGTCATGCTTGGTTGCTTCGCTGCTGGCTCGTGTGAGATTGTCAGCGAGCGGGCTGAGCGGAAGCGGATTCAGAAGCACATCCGTGAGAAGTATGGAAGGACTTACTAATGAAGCGATGCTGTATATGCAAAAAGAAAAAGCCAGAGTCTGATTTCGGCCGTCATGCAAGAACGCATGAGCTAACAGCATCATGCCTGACGTGCATGAGCAGATCGGATGCAGATAGAGACAGCCGCATTAACAAGAGGAATTTCAAGCCGCTTGATAAGTACGTGGAAGACTCGATGCGGATCGTCGATTTCCTAGAAACAAAACAAGATCACTAACCGGCGAGAGCGAGGGTTCACCGGATTTTCAAAAGCGGTCGACCGTGAAACGTCGCTAAGTCGAAGGAATCGAACCGCGTTTTTACTCCTGCGAACAGTCACCAAGGGTTCGGCGTTCTTAGCAGTCACGTCGAGACTGTTCGCAGGTTTTTACTCAATGAAAGGACTTCAAAATGCTAGTGCTCAGACGTGCCGTATCAGAAGAAATTATCATCACGGTCGGAGAGGAAACGATCGTCGTCAAGCTGGTTGACACCATCGGAACTAACCACGCACGGTTCGGCTTTACAGCATCTAAGAACGTGCGGATTGATCGCAAGGAGATTCACGACGCGATTCAGGAAACTGGCTTCAATCCGGAGGCGTTTCCGATTGCTCCGCTCGTGCCAGTGCTCCGAATTGGCGAACGACTCCCAGGCGAACTGATGCGGAGGAAATCATGACAGGATCGACTAAGCGGGCAGACGCAAAATTGAACACAACGGGCCGATACTTTCCGCAGGAGTATCCAAGCGCGGAAGAGATCGCAGAGCAAAAGCGGATACAGGCCGAGATCCTCGCTGAGAAGATTGCAGCAGGTCCGGTCGATCCGTGCGGGACATGGGTGAAGGAAGATAAGGTTTATTCAACGCGGATGCTTCCGAGTGGCAGCGGCGTTTTGAGGGGGCAGGGATGAGCCGCAAAGCGAAGACAGACAGAGTCCCGAGAACTCGCGCCGGTGGCGAGTGGACTGAAGCCGCCTTCTGGGGGTTCATCCGCTCCGGTCTTCGTCAGTTATCACGTCGATGGCCTCCGTTAGTGAGGCACGCACTGAATGTTGTGAAGCGTAAAAGTCAGAGCGAAAACAAAAGGCTGAAGTGGGAATTTCAATGCCAGCGATGCGAAGAATGGTTTGCACGCAAAGAAGTTGAAGTAGATCACATTGAGCCATGTGGCTCATTGAAATCATTTTCCGATCTGAGCGTGTTTGCCGATCGGCTGTTTTGCGAATCGGATGGCTTGAGAGTGTTGTGTTGTAAGTGTCATTTGAAACGGAAAGAAAAGAAATGAAGATTGTGAAAGGTAAGCAGGGCGGGCCACGTCGCGTTCTGTTTCATGGGACGAACTTTATTGGAAAGACGACGTTTGCTTCGCAGGCATTTGGCGGGGCGTTGCTCGCGAATCTTGAAGACGATCGAGACGTTGATATGGACAAGACGCCCCCAATTCGAACGTACGACGAGTGGCAGGAGTTTTGGTTGCATTGCGACACAGCGGCCTCAAAAGGTGAGTTCCCGTATCGCTGGATTGCCATTGATACGATCGACGCTTTGCAGAGGATCATCGAAAAGCAGATCTGCAAAGAGAAGAACGTCGAGTCGATGGCCGACGACAAGTTTTCGTATGGCAAGGGCAACAAATTCATTGAGGCGATGTGGGACAAGATCAAGTTCCAACTGGATTGGCTGCACACCGAACGCGGGCTGGGAATCATCCTGCTGGCACACAGCGAAGCCGTGAAGATCACTCCGCCAGATGCACCGTCCTATGAGCGGTGGGAGCCGTCCGTCTGTGAGTTCGCTCGTGATCTGCTTTGCGACTGGTGCCAAGAAGTTTTTTTCGGATCGTTTCGGACTTACGCAGTCAAAGAAGACACCGGATTTAATCGCACTCGAAACATCGCGGCGGGTGGCAGCGAGCGTTTTGTCAGGACGCAGCCAACGGCGGGAGTCCGTGCCAAGAACCGTTTGAACATGCCGGAAGAAATGGTTGAGTTTTCGTTCGAGAAGTATGCAGAGTTTTTTGTCTCAAGTGAAGTTTTGAAAGGTAATTGAGATGGCTGATTTAGGTGGATATGACGCATCGCAAGTAAAGGACAGCGAGTTTGAGGCTTTGCCTGCGGGCGAGTATCGCGCTGTAATGACCGAGAGCGAACGCAAGAAAACGAAGGATGGGGCGAGCGAGTTGTTGCAGGTCAAGCTGCAGATCGTCGACGGGCCGTTTAAGAATCGAACCGTGATTGATCGGTTCAACCTTTGGAATAAGAATCCAGAGGCAACGACGATCGCTCAGCAGCAGTTCAAAAAGGTTTGCGAGGCTCTTAACATTCCGAAGCCTCCGGACTCTTCAGCCCTGCACATGAAACCGCTGATGATCAAGCTGGCTGTGAAGGAATACAACGGCAACAACCAGAATGAAGTGAAGGGCTACAAAGCCTGCCTTCCCGCGTCGTCATCTGCTCCTGCGGAAAAGACAGCAACCGCTGGCAAGCCTGCTGGCTGGTAGTATCAACAACATAGGCGCGGGGCAATCTCCGCGCCTTTTTTATCGACGGAGGGAATGCAGATGCAATGCCGAATGACGCTGACAACTGAGGTTCAGCAACCATGGCCAGCGATGTTGGTGAGTCACATTCAGGCCGACATCAAAAGCAAAAGCAGGCCAGTTCAGGAGACAGTGATTGTTCTGTTTTTGGAACCGTGGCAGGTCAAACAAATGCAAGGTGATCAATGGATCACGGAGATGTGTGGGAAGCTGCGGTCGCAGCATGGAATTACTTGTTTCGATATCAAGGTGGAGGCGATCAATGACAGCGACGACTGAACTTACGATGACAGACAGGGCCGTTCAGGAGCTGTCGACATTTAATGCGATGATTGAACAGGTTTTGCCATATGGTCTTTTGACCGTGGCAGAGGCCGGAATCGGACAGGTTGAAGAGGCTCACAAGTTCGTCAAGAAACTAAACGCGAACATTGAGAAGAAGCGAAAAGAACTCAAGGCCGACGCTCTGGAATACGGGCGGACGGTCGACAGCATCGCGAAACAGTTGACTGAAAAGGTTGACGGTGTCGAGGCAAAATTGAAGGCCGAACGCGACGCCTTCGACGCTGTCGAGAAAGCCGAGAAGGCTGCAAAGGAAGCTGAGAAAGTCGCGAAGAAACAAAGCCGCATCAATGAGATGGTTGCCAATAGCATCGCCATTGATTGGGCTGCGGCTGAGTTTCCGGAAGAAGAATGGATGTGGTGGTTCTCTAAGGCAAAGAAAGCCGCTGCGGAGCAGGCCGCGATCATTGCTGAAGAGAAACGCATCGCTCAAGAATTTGAGGCGAAGCAACGCAAGGAACGCGAAGAACTGGCCGCGAAGATGGCTGAAGAGTCGAAGCGACAGGCCGAAGAACTTCGCATCCGCGCGGCCGAAATGGAAAGGCAACGACTGGCTGACGAAGCCGCCTTGGCGGAACAACGCAAGGCCATGGAGGCAGAGCGGGAAGCATTGCGACAGCAGCAGGAGGAACTTCGAAAAGCAGCCGAAGCGAAAGCCAAAGCCGAACGCGAAGCCGCTGAAGCCGCAAGGCTCGAAGCACTGAAGCCGGAAATTGAAAAGGCTCAGAGCTTTGCCGAGTGCATGATCACGGACGCTCAGGATTCTCTGATTCACCTGGGGAATCCTGAGTGGGGTAGCGATGCGATGCACGCAATCAGGAACTGCGGCGCAACCATCATCTCATTGGTGCAATGTCGATGATCGACACCTACGACAAAAAGACTGGCGACGGCAATTGGCTTCGCCAGTCTCTTCAAATCTTACAGGAGGCAACTGAACGTGTTCAGCGAACTAAAAGCCAGATGGCTGAAGAAGACCGGGGAGCCAATGCCAGCGGAGATTCTGCGACTACCGCTCAAAAAGATTTGCAAAGCCGTGATGCTGGTTGAGGCTGGCGTAACGGTTGTGGTCCCGAAGGAACTGACGCCAGCCGTCAGCGATGGCGTTGATTCGATAACAGAGTGGGATTCGCATAAGGAGTTTTGAATGCTGTCCCCTCGATGGTATCAGTCACAAGCCAACGAAGCCGTCTGGAAGTATCTCAATGAGAAGTCCGGAAACTGCGTTGCAGTTCTTCCCACCGGAGCAGGAAAGAGCCTGCTGATCGCTCTGCTGATTCAGCAGGCTTTGGAGTTTGGTGGGCGTGTGGTCGTGTTGGCCCACCGAAAAGAACTTCTTCAGCAAAACGCCGACGAGATCAGGGGATTGATTTCGGGCGTTGATGTCGGGATCTATTCAGCGGGCCTAAAGTCAAAAGAGATCCACAACGCAGTTGTTGTCGCTGGCATTCAGTCCGTGTTCCGCAAGGCTCCAGACTTGGGTCGCAGGCATCTTGTGATAGTTGATGAGTGCCATTTGATCAGCGACTTGGAAGAGTCGATGTATCAACAATTCTTTGCAGGCATTGAACAGCCTGGACTCCGGATTGTGGGCCTTACGGCAACACCGTTCCGCACGGGCTCAGGTCCAATCTGCGGACCTGATCGCCAGTTTCATCGGATCGTTTTTGAGGCGAAGACGGCTCAGCTAATTGCCGAGGGTTTTCTCTGTCCGATCACCAACAAAGTCGCAGACGCGGAAGTTAACACTGACAAAGTCGGACTTCGCGGTGGTGAGTTCGTCGAATCGGAAATGCAGGCGGCTTTCGATGTCGACGAAAAAGTTCAGGCCGCTTGTGCGGAGATTCTTGAAAAGACACAGGGCAGGCACAGCGTGCTGGTCTTTGCGTCCGGTGTTCATCACGCGGAGCAGATTGCGGAGTTGCTTCCTGACTCTGCTGTCGTCACTGGCGAGACGCTGCCAATCGAACGAGCGGAAACGCTGCGGAGATTTGTCGCGGGCGAGCTTCGCTTTTTGGTAAACGTCGATGTTCTCACCACAGGCTTCAACGCCAAGTGCGTCGATGCAATTGCAATTCTCCGAGCGACGATGTCGCCGGGGCTTTTCTGTCAAATGGTTGGCCGCGGGTTGCGGTTGCATGAGTCGAAAACCAACTGCCTGCTCTTAGACTTTGGCGGGAACATCGCTCGGCATGGTTCAATCGATGACGAGAACTTTGGGCGGTCGGAAGGTAAGGGCCGAGCGTGTATCGCTGCTGAAAACGGACGCGGGAAGAAATGCCCGTCTTGCGAGCTGGATGTGTCGCCATCAACAGTCGTCTGCCCTGAGTGTAATTTCATCTTCCCTCGTGAGCGGGAACTGAAGCACGACACGACAGCGGATGAAAGCAGTCAGTTGACTGGCTCAATGCCACCGGAGGAATGGGACGTTAAAGACGTTGTCGTTCGGGTCCATACGAAGAAAGACGATGCCGAAGCTCCGCAGACTGTGCGGGTTGATTACGTCTGCACCAAAGAAGGCGAATCCGGAAACCTCGCAACGATCACAATCGCTGAGTGGACCTGCCCAGGGCATCAAGGGTTTGCACGCTCGAAGTTTCTGGCATGGTGGGACGCTCGAAGTCTTTGCGATCCACCCGACAACGCAACGGACGCTGTGGCCCTGATCAACATGGGCGTCTGCCGGAGGCCGGTCAGGATCACGACGAAGAAGGACGGGCGCTGGCATCGCATCACGGAGTGCTTCTTTGAATCGGAGAAGCCGACGGAGTTGGCACAGCAGGAAGAGACAAAAGTTTTCAGTGGGGTGGATGATGACTGTCCGTTCTGAAACATCATACAAGATCGACGATAACACTCGGGTTATCTGCGGGAACATGCAGCACAGAAGATTTGCTTATCTTCACAAAAACGATCGGCAGAGACTCGGGTTGCTTCAGGCTCTAGACATGAAGAACGCAAGAGGCCATCTCGGCAGAGACTTCATGATTCAAGAAACATGGCTTTCAGACGATGAGGAAGAGTCCGTTGGATTCGACTCAGAAAGAAGGCGAGAGATTGTGGCAAGTGTTTTCCACGAACTTGTGATTCCGAAAGAGCCTGAGCCGCAACATGTTCTGCAAAGTCGCAAGAAAGAAAAGGCAAAGTCGCAGTCGTCTAAGACAGGAAATGATGGCGATGCCTGCTTGCTCGAAATTATTCAAAAACTTGAATCGAGAGTGAGGGATCTTGAGCGAGTTATTTTCGCTGAGGTTTTGCGAGTTGAAAAGCCAATTGCGACACGTAACCCTTGGGCGAAGCAATAATGAATGACTACGATCGCGTTCCGCAAGAACTAAAAGACCTAAAGCGATGGATGCTGTGGAACTACAACAGCAAGGGAACAAAGATTCCGCTCAGGCTCGGCGGCGATGCCGGAAGCTCCACAGATCCGTCTGCATGGTGTGCTTTCGATATCGCGGTTGATTCCTCAATCTATTATCAGGGCATCGCCACGGTTATCGCTGAGCCGTACACGGGCGTTGATCTCGACAACTGCTTGACGGAAGACGGGGACTTCCGCGACTGGGCTTTGCCGATCATCGCAAGGCTTGACGGGATTGCTTACACGGAAATCTCGCCAAGTAAAACAGGCGTCAAGTTTATTACGAAGGCCCGCAAGCCTGACGGGTTCCGCTGTCTTCACAAGATCAATCCCGGCAAGGACGACAAGCAGCAGATTGAATGCTACGACCATGATCGATTCTGGACGATCACGGGCGATGTCTACAACGGCAATGATGAGATTGGTGATGGGCAGGCCGTTATTGACTGGCTGTGCAAAACTTACCTGAGCGGAGAGCAGGAGAAGAAAGGGACCGTTAAGCATGAGCCAGCGCCGCCAAGGATTGAAGCCGAATCGCTGATGCAACGCGGGGCGAAATATGTTGAAAAAGTTCCGGGTGAAGCGAAAGGAAATCTGAGAAACGCAGCGTTTTCTCTGGCCGGTCATCTGCATTCGATGAAAGATGAGTTTCACGCTCGTTTGACCGATGACGAAGTGTATCAGTTGCTCTGCGACTGGAATCAGAAAAACAATCCGCCACTTCGAGACAGCGAGCTTAGAGAGGCATCCGTCAACGGTCGCAAGAACGGGACGCCACGCGAAGACAAGCCGCCGATGGCTTTGATTCAGCAGTCACATTCTCACGTCGATCTAAGTTTGATCCTCAACACGCGGGAAGCGGCAAAGACGACGCTGGAGCCATTCCCGATTGACTGCCAATCGTTGCCGGGATTCCTTGGGGATCTCATACGCTACAACCTGTCGACTGCTCACTACCCATTGCCAGAAGTCGCGATGGGCGCGGCGTTATCGCTCCTATCGACGCTGACCGGCGGCAAGGTGTCTGATCGCGGAGCGAGAACCAATCTGATGATTATCAGCCTAGCTCTTTCGGGAGCTGGGAAGGATCACGGGCGGAAGCTCAACCGCAAGATCCTGAGATTGTGCGGTGGTGATCGGATGATCGGGCCAGAACGGATTGGAAGTCATGCCGGGATTCTGTCCGCATTATCAGAACAATGGAACATGCTTTTCCAAGTGGATGAGATCCATCATCTGGCAATGGCAATGCAGGACCGATCAAGTCCGCATCTAGTCCAGATCGCAAGCGTGCTGATGCAGGTGTTTTCATCCGCTGACGACATCTGGACCGGCGACGCTTACGGTGATCGGGCGAAGGTAAAAACTCTGCACTATCCTCATCTTGTTTTGCACGGGACTGCAGTTCCTCAAGATTTTTGGGAATCGATGACCGAGAAGAACTTGACCGGCGGGCTGATTGGCCGCTGCCTGATCTTTGAGTCTTCGAAGTATGTGGATTATCAAGATCCATCCAACGAACCGATCCCCCAGTCAATAATCGATCAGGCGGCATGGTGGCTGCAACTGAGGACATCAGCAGGGAATCTGGCTGACCAGTCGGACGGATCGTCTCCAATCTGCATCCAGAGAGACGAAGCGGCTCACGCAAGGCTGCACGAACATGCCGTGAAGATTTCCAAGCGGAGAATGACAGAGGAACCAATCACGGCGGCAATTTGGTCGAGGGCGGCGGAAAAGACCGTCAAGCTCGCAATGCTGTTCGCCTGCTCTCGCGCGTCGGGTCAGTATGTTCCAACGATCCAAGCGGAAGATGCCGAACTTGCAATCCGCCTCAACAACTGGATCACGCGCAAAATCCTCCAGCAGGCCGATAGGCACGTTTCAGGCAGTCCGTTCGGTCAGATGGTCAATGAGATGAGAACGCTGCTCAGATCGCGTCCAGGGGAATGGGGGATGAATGAAATAACTCGACGAACGCAAAAATTGAAGCCAAGGGACAGAGCCGACATCTTGGCAACCTTGATTCAATCTGGCTGCGTTCAGCAAGGTGAGAGGGAAACTGGTGGGCGATTAGCTGTCACGTTTCAGGCTATTGAGTGATTTTCGATAGTGTACAAAAAGCCGTTTCGGACAATCGAAACGGCTTTTTTTGTTCATGTCGGATCTTGACGGAAGTTTTCGAAAAATGACCCTTCCGTCACCTTCCGTCACCCTTCCGTCAAGGGTTGATTTGACGGAAGCCATAGCAAATGTACACTATATAAAACCCTATAAAATAGGGGAAAAATTTTTTTTAGCGCTTATAAAGATACTCTTTTACCCCCTTCCGTCACTACGTCAAGGGGGGGGGCCCTGTTGAGTTTTTAGAGATCAAAAACACCAATGTTTTTAATCTATCCTCTATCATGGTCCCCCTTTTGACAGAAGGGGGGGGGCGGCGGCAAGTGTACAGAGGATCGCAATTGAAAAGATAACTGTTGACTTTTGCAATAAACCTATTAGCTTTAGTGCATGAAAAAAAAAGCTTCAAAAGGTCGCCCGAAACATCCCGCAGGAATGCGAGCCAAGGTCATGTCGCTGTGGATCACTCCGAAGCGACGTAAGAAGATCAAGGCCCGTGCGAAGCGGCAAGGCATCAGTGTGTCGGAGGCGATTGGCAGGCTAATTGATGAGGCTGAAGACTAGAGGTGTGGAACATCCGCTGTTGTTTTGAGTTTGTTTGAAAACATTGGCAATCATGCAAAAAACCGACTCCGCTGCTACTTCACAAAAACAACTGACTTTCGGGAGTCTGTTTGCGGGAATCGGTGGATTCGATCTTGGATTCGAGCGGGCTGGGATGGTCTGCAAATGGCAGGTGGAAATTGACGACTACGCGACGAAGATCCTCAAAAAACATTGGCCTAACGTTCATCGAGAACGTGACGTGCGGACAGTCGGACGAGACAACCTTGAACAAGTTGACATCGTCTGCGGTGGCTTTCCCTGCCAAGATATCAGCAAAGCCCGCCAGGGAGAACGAAGAGGCATCGACGGAGAAAAGAGCGGTTTGTGGGGCGAGTTCAGGAGGATCGTTTCCGTTCTACGACCGCGATTCGTCGTCATGGAAAACTCAGCAGAACTCATTATTCGGGGGCTTAATCGAATTGCCGGAGAAATGGTCGAGCTCGGGTATGATTCGGAATGGAAGATACATGCCGCTTGCGATGCAGGAGCGAAGCACATACGGGAACGATGCTACGTGCTTTCCTACCCCATTGGCTTCGGAGACAGGCTGGAGAAAAAAACCATTTGCTCAGGGTGGGAAAAGCCTGAGCACAGTTCTTGGTGGGATTCCGAATCCGGAGTGGGTCGAGTGGCTGATGGGGTTTCCAGTAGGGTGGACCGATTGCGATGTCTCGGAAACGCAGTCGTGCCGCAAGTCGCAGAATGGATCGGCCGGCGGATAGTGGAATCAATTTCGAATCAACAGAGGTAATTGCATCCGCTGTTGGTGGCGAGTGAAGAAAACACAGGAGTTTTGAGTCATGGCAAGACTGCAGAAAACTGAGAGACCGCCGGGAATTCGCTGGCTGATTCGTCGGGATATGGATGAGGTTTTGGAGATTGAGCGACGGAGCTTCCAGTTCCCCTGGACAGAAGAGGAATTCCTTGTGTGCCTTCGTCAGCGGAATTGCATCGGGACCGTCTACGAGTCTCCGCAATGCTACATTCACGGATTCATGATCTATGAGCTTCACAAGTGGTCCCTGAGGCTCCTGAACTTTGCGGTGGCCCCGGAGGTTCGGCAGACGGGTGTTGGCCGTGCGATGGTGCAAAGGCTGATTGATAAATTGAGCCAGCAGAAACGCCGGTTCATTGAAGCGGAAGTCCGTGAGACAAATCTGAAAGCACAGTTGTTTTTCTCCGGGGCTGGATTCAAGGCCGTTTCGGTGCTTCGCAGGCACTATGACGACACGGACGAGGATGCGTATTTGTTCCGGTATTCGCTGCCGGGGGAGACGCTGTCGGCGTGCAATGGCGGTGACTTGACAGATCAGTATTTTGAGTGAGGTGATTTGTGAGCGGAGTTCCGGACAGCAACATCGCGTTTGAGCAGGCGTTTCGTGAGGACTCACCGCGCGAATTGTGGCGGCTCGCTGCAATTCGGAAGTACAAAGACGAAGAGATCAGGCACATTAACTGGTTCGCGACGGAGACGGCTGCAATCGCTCATCGTGACTGGGTGAACGATGGCAGAGGACGGGTGTTGAGTTTGACGAAATATCGTGCGTGTGAGTAACAGCGGAACTTGTATTCGCTGTTCCTGAAAACATTGGAGATTTCGATGACCAAAACAGAACTACTGAAAGCGACCGGGAACATCTGGCGTGTCGACTGCTGGCATGACGGCAATCGCCGGAGGATCGTCCAGACGCTCTACATTCGGGCCAGCGACGTTCTGGCCGCAGAAGAGGTTGGACGGCGTGAATCGGGCCGAAGGTGCGTTGACGCGGTCCCGTGGAATCCAAAAACGGATCGTAAAGTCTTCGGGTATGTGCAGGAGGTATCAAATGCCAACAACTAAAGCGGCACCGGGGCAAGTGTGGGAAGGCCGAAACAAGCGAGGCTTGCCGATCACGCGGAGGCGAGTCGTGGCAGTCCTTCCGACTGGCATTCAATGGGAGCCGGTCGGCTGGGGTGCAAGAAGTGCAAAGCCTGTGGTGGCAGTGTCCACTTGGAACTCGTGGGCCTATCGTCTGGTCAAAGAGTAACAGCGGTATTCCGTTCCGATAACAGGGCAAAACGATGACAGTCGAAGAAAGAAAAATGAGCCGTCCCGATAGCCGCTGGAAGGCCGAACTGCTGAATCTGTACCGTTCAGCCGAACGTCTTCGCGAGGAAATCCCAGACGCAGCGAACATGGAATATCAAACTGGTATCATGATGGCCTGCGCAGCGATATGGCATCGAGTGACTGGCGAGGCGTTAGTGAAGTAGGATTGGAATCGTGTTCCTCTGTTAAAGGTCGTGGCTATGAAAATCAGTGAATTCATCGAGCGGCTAGAAAGCCTGAAGCAAGCCGTAGGCGATGTCGAAGTGATCATCAAGCCATTTTATGATGAGCCACCATACGAAGTCGCTGCGGTCGAATGCGTCAACGTTGTCGAGGGCAAAAGCGAGGATGGCGAGACGTTGTGGATTGGCACTTTTGATGATGACGATCCGCGAGTAATCACACGAGTTCATGTGTTTTGACTATCGGATCGTGGTTCCTCTGCTCACAAAAACGTTGGAGTTATTGAAATTGAGTCAAAAGCCAGAAGATTCAGTCGCATCGTTTCTAAACGTGTTCAGCGGTCAGCAATTCGCAACAGTCGACTACACGCATTACCTGAATCGTCGCGGCTGGCGATGCTCTGACAAAGAGGCTGAAACGATACTTCGTCAAAGGTCGGATATGCTCACAGAGATTGAGCCAGGTGTTTTTGCGAGGGTGCAATGAGTGCGGATCGTCTTAAAGTAGGCGACGTAGTTACCGTCGTCTGCCATGACGAAGGGTACATCGGAAAGACAGGAACAGTCGTTGCCGTCTTTCCTAGTGGTCGTTGTCAAGTTGCTGTTGGTCCAATCGCTGTTCTGAATTTGCCACCGGAGGCGTTAAGTGTTGCAGTTCCTGATTGATCTATCACCAAACAGACTGAGCGAGAAAATCGACTCACCGCTGGTGATGGGTCAATTGCTTACGCCTCTCACCGGCTACGCAGACGCGAAGACAAAGCGTTATGGGATCGACAACGGGGCTTACAGCGGATTTCCGGAGGACAAGTTCAGGAGGCTGCTGGCGCGTCAGGAGGACAGGAAACAGGATTGCCTGTTCGTGACGTGCCCTGACATAGTTGGGGCTGGGCAGCGATCTCTGGAGTTGTTCAAGCGTCGGCATTTGTGGATACCGCCAGGATGGAAGGTCGCGTTGGTCATTCAGGACGGAATGGAAGATTTAGAAATACCGTGGGACGAACTGGACGCGATATTTCTTGGCGGGATGGACCCGTGGAAAGACAGCAGGGCGGCAGCTGACATCGTGAGGACTGCAACGATCTTCAAGAAGTGGAAGCATATCGGGCGAGTGAACACACCGAAGCGGTATGACCATTTCAATGAACTCGGGGCCGACTCCTGCGACGGAAGCGGAATCGCAATGTATGACCACATGCTTGAGAAGATTGAAAGACGGAACGATCCAAAACCGTCACTGTTTGATGTTGTTGAGGTCTAAAATGAGCAGCGGTCTGGTACTCCGATCCTCATGAAGCCATTGACATCGGCCAGATCCTTGGTAGACTGTCGGCACCCCTGTGATCTCTAATTCAATCCTATGACTGCTCCCGGCCTCAGAAATGTGCCGGACTAATCGCGTCGTGGGGTGTGCTGTGGACTCAAGGCTACTTTGGATTCTCCCAGTCCTGCTGCTGACTGGCTGCACTGCCGAAGACGCGGCTGGCATCAAGATTGACCTCAGCCAACTCAACTGGCAGACCGGTGCAATCATCGCCT